TTTAACATTTGTAAACATATTACTAGGACTTTTCATAAGATATAATAATATATTTTCTGCTACGAAATCACTTATTTTTTTATATTCTTGTAGTAAATTTTTAATTTTAAATAATTTTTTAAATTGGAAATCTACATAATCCGAGAATTTTTTCTCAGGCAAATCACTAAAATATCCCCATGATTTATAATAATTTTTACTAGTAAATGCCAAATGAATTCTCATGTAATCTTCGATATGTTTTTGCACAAGCTTATTGTGTTGATTATTGTATTTGGCGAATCCGAAGTCAAATATCATAATATTGTATTTACACGATTTTAAATAATAATTTTTACCATATATTACATAATGATAATAGCCGACGTCATCATTTTTATGATACAAAAAATTACCATAATGACAATCACCATGTGAATAACCGAGTGCATGAAATGTCATTATTGAGAGCATAACTTGTATATATAAATTATTGATTAGATAATTATCACCTACTACGGATTTCATTTTAACTAATTGTTTTAAGTCGCCATGCGCCAATTCATTTAATATTATATAATAATTAGTATTATTTATGATATATGGTACTTCATTTGTAAATTTTGTACATAATAATGTTTTGTATGTTATAATAAAATGCTTAGACAATTTCTTATATATTATATTTTCTGTTATATGTTCATTTAAATATTTTTCTAAGGAGTTACTATTATTAATTTTCATGAGCTTAGATGCGATTGGAAATCTGCCAACTACACCTTTTATCGACGTTATATATATAGATCCGTAATTACTAGGAGAACCAATTTGTTTTTCCAAATTTATTATATCATTAATGGTATATCCGTCGTAAAATTTATTGCCGTATTTTTGATGAAATCTCTTTTTCTTTAAACAGCTTTCTTTTTCAACTATACTTATTTTCTTAAGAATATACTTATAATACCTAATTCTATTTATCAAATTGTATTTATTTTTAATATAATCCTTTATAAAATATTTAACATAAATAGTTTTTCCTTCACTATTGGATAATGTGCTTCTATCAGATAATTTGGCGATAGATATCTTGTTAGATATTTTGGAAGCCGATAATGAATTCTTAATGTATGCATTACCTTCTTGAAAATAAAATTTTTTATGATAATTACTATCAATATATGAATATTTATTCATACTACTTATACTAATTAATAAATATATATTTATAAAATAGATTAATATGGAACCATATGTATTTGTACTTGATTTAGATGGAACCATAATAGGAGATTGTACATATCAATGTGATATTTATAATATACAGGATATAATAACAAAAAATAAACGAAACAATAATTTAGTTAAAAGTAAATTGGCGTTAGAAAAACATTTACTGGATAGTTATTGTAAAAATTCTTTATTGATTAGACCACATTTTACTACATTTATGTCGACGATGAAAAAAATGTATCCGAATGTTCACATATTTGTATATACTGCTTCGGATAAAATGTGGGCCAATAAGGAAATTAATATAATAGAAAGGCAAAATAATATTAAGTTTAACAGACCAATATTTACACGCGATGATAGTATAATAGATAAATTTGGAAATGTCAGAAAATCCATTAACAAAATAATGCCTAAGATATTGCGATCAATAAAAGCTAAGAAGGGTTACAAGATTGATAATAAATTATTGGTGATTGATAATAACCCTACATTTGTCGATTATCATGATAACTTTTTGCTATGTCCTACATATAATTATGTTAAATTCACAAACATTTGGGATGGAATCAAAGAGGATTATATCAAATGCCAGGATTTAAAACGTTTTTTAGACAAATTAATATCTGAGAGCAAAATACATAACGTAAGAAATACTATAACACCAGAAAAACAAGAGAAAGTATATAAATGGTTATATAAAAAATATAAAAAAATAAATAAATATAATTGCGCTTATGTTAAGGATACATTTTGGCGCGATTTAACATTACTAATTAAACATAACAATGTTAGAGATTATAATAAAAAGGTAATATTATCAATGCAAAAGAGTATTAAGAGTTAGTTGATATTATTTTTATTATGATATATATAAGTTTTGATATAGGTGTTATAAATTTGGCTTTATGTATTTTAAAGAAAACCGATAAAATTGAGATAATAGAATGGCGTATTATTGCGCTTGCAAATACTAAGAAGGAACTAAAAGGAATTGATGATATATCGTCACGCGTATATCACGAAATGGATTATATTATTGGGTTTTTAAAAGAAAAAAATATTAATTATATTGATTATGTTTTAATAGAAAATCAGCCTTCTAATTTAAATGGTGTGATGAAAACGATACAGCATATAATATATAATTATTTTAATTTAATCAAACATTGGGAAAATGAAATTGGAAATGTCGTATTAGTAAATGCGTCACTAAAAACAAAAACACATAGCTATATTCCTAAAATAGAGCATAAAGTTATTGATGATAAGAATGCGAAGAATTTTAAACGCAGTAAATATAATCTTAATAAAAAGATGAGTATTGAAATATGCGAAAACTATATCAAGGATAGTGAAACATTAAGTGAAATTTTTAATAATAATAAAAAGAAAGATGATTTAAGTGATGCGTGTTTACAGGCAGTAGCTTATATAAGAAATAATCTCAAAAACGAGTCATTAGATAATTATGATATATTATATTAAATGACGAATATACTTATAGTATCGATGTATAGCGAAGGATGGAATTATAAATATCAACATAAATTGTATAAAAATACTATTGGCAAATATGCTAAATTAATTATTAAAAGATACTATGATATAAAAGGTATTAAAAATGCTTTAAAAAGAGGAAAGATTGACGGCATAATAGTAACAGGATCAGATTTTTTCATTTTAGATAAAAAGTCGCCAAAAATTCCTGGAATTATATTTAAATATAATATACCTATTTTGGCAATATGTTACGGATTGCAATATCTAGCTATTAAAGATGGAAAAAAATCTAATATAAATAGTTTTAAGACTGGTAGTAAAATTTACTTTAAGAAAATTACCATTAAAGATCCATTTAAAGTCAAAAAACTTGAATATAAATACTTTCACCAGGACTATTTAGTTGGAATAAGTAAGAAATATAAAATTATTAAAATGATGGGGAAAAAGATAATAATAGCTAATCATAAAAATAAAAATATACTAGGGATACAATTTCATCCGGAATATAATACTAAGACTGGTGATGAATTTTTCAAGAAATGGCTACAACATATTAAACGCGTATTATAATATATATTAAAATTATTGTAAATATATAAACATTTGAAACTCAATTAATATATTAATATGTCATTAATATCGAATTTAAATAGTAAAAGTGATGATTTAATAGAATTGAATAGAGAAAGCTTTAAAAAAGATACCAATTTTAATTTTAATATACCAAATAAGGGCGGTGGTAATTCATCGGATATATTTGATAATAGTTTGTTTAACAAGAAAAAAATAAGCGACGATGTAATATCGATGTCGTCGAGATCATCTAGAGCGAGTTCTGTGGCTTCAAATAGTAAATATGATAAGGCAAAATATATGAAAAATATGAAGGAAATTTATAAACAAAAAAGAATTAACCGAGATAATGATATGGATAGTAGCGTTAGTGGGAGCGAAGCTAGTGATGAAACGGGGAGCACAGCTAGTTCTGCAAGTGGTAGTGCTGCAAGTGGGAGTTCTGAATCTACCAGTTCTAGAAGCGGTGATTCTACATCTGGGAGCGAAAAAAGTAATGTGGTAAGGAAAAAGTTAAGTCCGAAAGATATAGTTAGAAACGAATTAAATGAGAAAAGAGAAATTATATATCAATTGGAACGATTAGAATCGAAAGGATTTAAAATGCCATTTAAATTTAATATGAATTCTGATCTCGAAGAAATGCGATCAGAATATAATAGAATTGTGCGTGAAAAAGAGCTAGATGGTAGTGTACGATTTCAGCAAAAAATGTTAATGGCATTTGTTTCAGGGTCAGAATATATGAATACGAGATATGATCCTTTTTCTATTAAGTTAGATGGGTGGTCGGAACAAGTCAATGAAAATATCAACGATTATGATGATATATTTGAAGAATTGCATTATAAATACAAATCCACTGGTAAAAAAATGGCACCTGAAATGAGATTATTTATATCATTGTCGGGTAGTGCATTTATGTTTCATTTAACAAGTAGAATGTTTAAAGAACAGCCGATGCCGGATGTTGAGAATGTATTGAAATCTGATCCTGAACTTATGAAACAATTTCAAAATGCTGCAGCCAAACAATATATGATGGGTGGTGGACAACCGCCACCTCAAGCGATGCCCAAACAAAGTAGTATGGGGGGTGATAGTATGGGATTATTTGGCATGGTAAGTAATTTGTTTGGATCATTAAATAGCGATCCCGGATATTCATCAGTGCCGAAATATGAAAGTGTAAATAATTTAAATAGTAAACCGGCGAATGATATTGATAATATAATTAAGAATGTTCACAATAAGATTTCAGTAGAAGATGATATTGATAATCGCATAGAAACATTGTCAGTAAGCGATGAAGAGATTACTTCTATAATAGAAGATACTGCTGATATTCAAATATTAAAAAAGTCAACACAAAACAAAGGGGGTAATAATAGAACGTTGAATATATAATTATAAAAAAAAAATTAATAATTTACTTTCGTTTTCTGACACTAGTTATTTTTTTAGCACTTTTCTTAACGAAGTTTCCGACATCTTTAACAGATTTGGCGATTCTATCTGGGGTACTTTTGAAGGTACGCATAGGATTGCGGATGGTTCTTTCTACTTCATCTTCAAACATTTCAATTCTGGATAATAAATTGGTTAAGGTGCTGATTAATATTGGGATGATGATTACTGTGAATAGTAAAGTTAAGAATAAGAATAAGGAGATCATGGTGCCTATGGCGATTATGTCTCTAGTCATGTCTTCGGAGCATTTGCATTTTTCGTTAGTTAAGTATCTAACATAGTCGAAGGCATAGTATATGTATACGACAAATAATAAGAAGAATACAAAAGTAGCAATAGCTAATAATTGTATTACAACACTGCCTAAACTTCTGGCGATGCTTTTAACCGATATAAAAGCGGTTATAAAGAAGTATAATAAAGCTATTATAGTGAAATTCTTTATAAAATCTTTGTTAGGGTGTTCGGCACATTCACAACCAACGTTTTCAAGTTTATTTAAATATGTATATATTATTACTAATAATATAACAAATATCATTTGTATAATTAAGCTGCTGTAAAAAGACAGATTATTATCGGATTCTCTCATAATTTAATGTTTCTTGCTCTATATAATAATATAGAAATTATTTATTTTCAATATCCAAAATATTATATATCAAAAATTTAGTGGAATTATTTATATTTTTTAAATCAATATTTTTTATTTTATTTATAATATTAATATTTTTTTTTGTAGATATTATTTGCATTAATTGTTCTAAGAATATATCTATAATATGTTTGTATGCACTGCTATTATCAATAATATTTAATACGAAATCCAATATTTGTTCTGCCAATATATCAATATCTTCTAGCTTAAATTTAATCCATAATTTATTTAAGTTGCTAGTATTTTTCTTCCATTTTATATAATCACAATAAACATCATATTTATCATCAATTAGCAATATATCATTATCATATATAAAATCCGGTGGATTCCATTCTTTATTTGCTATATAATCATTCCATTTAGAATCGATATAAGAACATAAGGTTTCATAGTTTAAGAAATTAAATACATCAATATTAATATCCTTGTAATTATTTTTATTATATTCCCACAATATATCAAATATCAGATTTTTGTCATTATTTGTATTTATAATTTCTTTAATAGCACTATATATAGTATACTTGTTTTTATCAGTTAATTTATTAAGTAATCCTATAAGTTTACGTTTAAATTTAGAGTTATCATTAAAATCAGGTATAATTATATGAAATTTATTTTTAACGGAAAATTGTTTATCTTTTTTAACATAATTCTTCTTCATCCATATCATTTTAGGATCATAATATGACTTAAAACAATCATAGTTATTTTTTAATTCTTCAGATTTTTTTATAATATTATCGGGGATTTCCTGTATTTCATGGTATTTCTCCTCAAATAATGAAAAGTCTATTTTAATAATACTATCATCCATTATATTATATACTATATAAATAATCTTATATAATATATTACATAAGGCGATAATAAGATAATATTATATATATATAAAAATGACTATCAATATCAAAGACATAGATATATATAACAATTTCATCGATAAAATTGAAAATATTAATAGAACATATTTGATTTATAGAATGATAATTGTTTATAAGAATAATGCCAAATTATATAAATTTAATTTAGAAAATTATGATAATAGTGTATATATAGTAAAAGACTTGGATATTGATTTTGATAAACTAGATTATAGAATTCTGATGGTTCATGAAAATGACATACAGAAAATAGCTGATAAAGGTTATTATTATAATCTAATCACATTTACACCATGTTGTACACAATATAATATTAATAAAAATGTGAATTCGAAAATTATTATCTATGAATAAGTTAGAAAATGGCGGTTAGAAAAAATAATATAGTTCATTATGCTATATTGACGACATTTATATTAATTATATTTGTAATTATAATGAATGGTAGATATATATGCGAATCTTTTAGTTCGGAAAAGAAAAAATATTCTTTAGAATATTATTATATGGACGGCTGTGGTCACTGCGAAGATTTTAATAAATCTGGTGTATGGGACCAATTAATGGGTAAGACGTGGGATAATGTATCTATTATTAAATATAATATGAAGGATAAAATGGATAGGGTTAAAAAATTTAACATTACTGGCTTTCCAAGTATAATATTAGTGGATGTATCTGATGGTAAAGATAAATTAGTATCCGAATTTAAAGAAGAACGAACACGTTCAAAAATAGAAAGCTTTATTAATAATATATAAGATAAAAGTAAGGTTATTGATATAAAATATTAAAATGGGAGGCGGATTAATGCAGTTAGTATTAAATGGTCAAATGGATAATTATATAACAGTCGATCCGTGTATAAACTACTACAAATACGTTTATAAAAAACATACTAATTTTTCTATGGAAACAACTGAATATAGACCGATCAATAATGCATCGGCAGGGTTTTTCAGTAAAGATAGTGTAAAAATGACTTACAAAATAGAGAGAAAAGCAGATTTAATTTCAAATATGTATTTATCATTCAATATTCCAGAAATATATTCAAATAACGAACAAAGATTTAGATGGGTGGAAAATATAGGATACAATTATGTAAATCGCGTTGAGCTGTTGATAGATGGTAAAACTATTGAAACATTATATAGCGATTGGATGAATATATGGAATGAGTTAACAAATAAAGATGGAATAGATGAAAATAAATTAATAGGAAATGTAAATGAACTTATAGCACCTTATAGTTTCCAAGCCAAGTATACTTTAATAAATAATAAATTATATAATATTAATTATCCCGTGAGTTCACTTGAAAATAATGTACCTAGTATTAAAAGTAGAAAAATACAAATACCATTAAATTTTTGGTTTACAAGGAATCCCTCTCTAGCATTACCATTATTAAAATTGGCGAATAACGAAATAACTATAGATGTTTATACTAATAATAATGGCGCAGAGGGATTATATAAAGTATGGTGTAATATATTAAACACATATGTAAGTAGCAAATTTTATAATGAATTACATAATGATAAAATTTCAATAAGGCATTTTTTGAAATCAATCGATCATGATGTTGAAAACTCGCTACATATAACCTATGTATTTTTAGATAGTATAGAACGTAGTAAATTGTTACTAAATACAAATAATTTAGATTATGTAATTGATACTATTAAATTGACAGAAACAAATATAGATGTTATTAGTGAAAGTAATAAATTATTTGATCTCAATTGCAATAACCATGTAAAAGAAATTATATGGTTTATTCGAAGAGATGATATGATTACCAAATATAACAATTATACAAATTATACTGCATCGCCTGTATATGCGGAAAATATGGGTATATTAAAAAGTGCCAGTATTCATTGGGCAAAAGAAACGAAGCGTGCTGATAATTATTCCGCTGAATATTATAACAATATACAACCATATTATCATCACACAAATATACCGCGAACGGGTATTTATTTATATTCGTTTGCATTATTTCCGGAAAAAATAAATACATCGGGTTCATATAATAGTGCCAAAATTAAAACGTCATTATCGCTTGCGACAAATGATTATAGTAATAATCAGACATTTTTTCAAATGCAAAATTTAGCAATTGCAAGCAAGAATGGCATTTATGATTATAATGTTAAATATGATGTCAAAGTTTTCGTTAAAGAAATAAATGTATTAACGATATTAAATGGTGGTGCGCAACTAAAATTTGTTTAATTTTTTAATATTCATTTTAAGTAAAGTAATATGGATTTGTTTGTATTAGTAATAATATTATCTGCTGGATTTATTATCAAATATTTGATAGACATTATATCATCTTTAAATGATGAAATTAAGGAAATAAAACATAAATGTGTATTTACAAGAGAAAATATGAGTTTTAAAAAATCAACACAAAAACCTGTTGCAAAAATTCAGATGGATTTAATAAATAATATGAAGTATCTCAAAAACTATTTTGATAAATAGCTAAATATATATAAATAATATGGCATTAATTAATATTAATAAATGCCTAGAAAAGCAAAAAATAGTGACGATAAAATCAATGAGCAAAAAAAAAAGAAAACGCTTATGAACACGATAGTAAAGGATATCAAGGTTATTGACAATGAAGATATTATATTACAATTACCAATATCAGAATCTGTGATAGAAAATAGTGAAACGGATAATGCAGATAGTTTACCTAAACCATATGAACCCGATTGTTTTTATATAGATTCCAATGATAATATTAACAACATAGTTGATAATGCGAATATAGATGATTATTTGTTGAATAATGAATATAATAACAACAATTTAAATAGCACTAATAATTGTTATTGGTGTTGTCACCCAATCGAGAAGAGATCTTATGGCATGCCTTATAAATATAATATCAAAACTAATTCATATGTATTATATGGTAATTTTTGCTCACTTGAATGCGCGAATGCATATAATTTCTCTTCACATAATGGAAGTGATAAAGTATGGGAAATTAATAGTTATATTCAAATGTTAAGTAAACATTATGGTTGTGTTAAACCTATAAGACCAGCCCCATCTCGGTATTTGTTAGAAATGTTTAATGGACCATTAACTATTGACGAATTCAGAAAATCGCACGTAACATGTGACAAGACACATATATTAAATCTACCACCAATGATTTCTACAAATTATAATTATGAAATAGTTAATACATCATATATAAAGAATATTACAGATAATATTAATAATTGTAATTTTACTATCAAAAATAAAAAATGATATAAGCATTATAGTCCTTATATCATATGCACATCATGACAGAAATTTACTTTTCACCATATAGAACTTCGACTATTACTTGTAATGCAAATATTGGAACAGGAATTAATATTGACTTAAATATTCTTTTCAATAACATAAAAATAAAAGATGAATGTTTTGATGACAAAGAAGGGATAGTATGGATACAATATGTGATTGATGGGGAGGATATTTTTCGAGGAACTTTTCCTAAAAAGAAGAGAAAGAGTAAAAAGGATAAAATCAAGAAAAACAGATTTGATAATCAAGTAACTATATTTCATATGTTCAATAATAACTATAAGCCTAATGTTAAAATATTTAAAAATGGTAATATTCAATTAACAGGTATTAAGAATATTAAGGATACTGAAAAAATAGTTAATAATATTATTGAAAACATTAAAAATATATATCATAATATATCTAATGATATTTTATCGAAAGACTATGATATTAATATGTTAAAATATCAAAACTTCAAAATAAGAATGATCAATACTGATTTCAAAGTATATAGTGATAAAGAGTTGACAACTGGGTTTTCTCTTAAACGTAAGGAACTACATAAAATACTAATTAGTGAAAAATATAATAATAAATGTTCATTTCAACCCGGTATTTATCAAGGTGCCAAATTGGAATACTTTTGGAATAAGCATAGTAAAAATAAAAATGGTGTTTGTGAATGTCCTGAAAAATGTTATGGTAAGGGTGATGGAAATAGTATTAGCAGTTGTAAAAAAGTAACAGGTGCATTATTTGAAAGTGGTAGTGTATTGATTACTGGTGGTATTACATATGAACAGGTTGATGAGACTTACAATTATATTTGTAATTTTCTAAAAGAACATAAGGATTCAATTAAAAAACCTCAACCTAGATTTTTAGCTACATGACAACTGAAGTTATAATTATCAGGGGTCATATCATATTTTTTATATAATTCGGACATTACTAAATTATTACCAGGTCTATTATAAGAAGGTATATGGTGTTTGGCATAAAATTGTTGACTATATAAAACGGCGTCAGGTTCAACTGACGGCATTGCATAGTTATTTCCCCATGGTTTTTTATCAAACATTACTTCTCCAGTATATAAACCGGCATTTTTTGGAGGATC